AAATAGACAGGCTGCGCACCGCCGCGCAGACCTATCGCAGACTCGGCAACCACTCGGCAGAGAGCATGCTTCTCGACGCCGCTGACACCATCTGGAAGCTACGTGACGATTTGCAGCGGGCGAACGCAGACAACGCCAAGCTGCGGGAGCTGGTTGAGGACATGCATGCTGCGCTCCAAGCATTTTGCGATGCGCAGGACGTGCACGGGGACAACTGTCCGCTGTGGGTCGAGAGGACTGACGATTGTGAGCTGCGCGGCATCGAGCGCCGCATGCGCGAGCTGGGGGTGGACGAATGAGCGAACTCGAACCTACTCTAACCTACTCGAACCCCACCGCGACCGTCAAGCTGCTGCCCTGCCCGTTCTGCGGAGGGGATGCCGAGATATACGACTTCAAGGACGGTCGCTACCTCGTTGAGTGCAGCAACACGAGTTGCGACGTGTACCCGTGCACGAGCATCCATTACGACAAGGAGGACGCCATCGCCGCATGGAACAGGAGGGCCGACCATGACTAGCGCGACCGATATTCTGCGCCGCATGCTGGACGAGTGCGGGGTGGAGTACGACACCGACGATGAGGACGGCTGCGAGTTCACCGAATGGGTGGCAAACGGACTCGAATGGGAAGCAGACAGTCGCGGCGAGCTGGTTAGCCTGATGCCCGTGATGCTCATAACACCCGAACAGGCCATTGCCGCCACGCTGGGTTCGTGCAACTGTTCGGACAACTGCACGAACGGCGAACGAACGGAGACGTGCGAAGCAGACGAGACGGACTTGATACCGTTCGTCCGCGCAGATAGCGATGACTTTAAAGTTGACTACATACACGTCATGGAGTGCACCGAATGCGGACACGTGTACGAGCACGTCAACGGCGACTACGAGTTCTGCCCACGCTGTGGGAGAAAGAGAAGGGACGTTGAAGAATGAGCATTACGGACGAGCAGCCCTTCTGGCACATGATGGCCGACGAGGAGTCGAGCGACGAGAAAGGAAAGTACCTGCTCATCGGAATGCGCGGGGCGATGTACCTAGCGAATGGCTTCCACACTCGGGAGCGCAGTCAGCGCAAGAGCTTCTACATCCCGAACAACCGCAGAGGATACATGGGTTTCGACAAGGTCGAGGCGTGGGCCGTAGTGCCCGAAATGGAGGAGGACGCATGAGCATCACGGACGAGCTGAGGAAATGGCTAAAGTCGCTGTACACGCCCAACAGCACGACGGTGAAAGACGAGGGCGAGCGCATCGCCGACCGCATCGACGCGGAGCACGAGAAGGCAATGAGTAGGGCGGGACAACTGCTTGCTGATGCGGAGAAAGACCGCGATTACAACTATGCCAACTGGCAGGACTGCAAGCAGAAGGTGCTGCAAGGCAACATCACGTTTGACGAACTCAACGCAAAGATAGAGCACCTTGAGGACGAGCTGGCGCATTGCATGGACGCTGACAACGTGCCCGTCTCCATCGGGGACCGTATGGAGTGGGTTCGCTACAAGGACGATGACCCGACCATCGTGCGCACCGTCAGTGGCATAGGCAACAGCGTGTTCTTCGCATGGAGCGATGAGCAGGGCCGTTACGCGCAGTACAAGGCCAATGCCTACCGCCACTACCACGCCCCGACCGTCGAGGACGTGTTGACGGAGTTCGGCATCGACTGGGAGCACGAGAGCGACTGCGAGGACAGGGCCGCGCTGCTCAAGGAGTACGCAACCAAGCTGCAACTCAAGGAGGACGAATGAACGACTGCGAGAAGGTCTTGACCTACGAAGAAGCCAAGCAAATGTGCATGAAGGCGTTTGACGGCGGAGCCACCTACGGCAGTGAGTCGATGCGATATGGGGTCAACGCGAGGGCATATGACTGGGACCACTGGCTCAAGAAGAACGAGTGCCTGTTCAAGCCAAAGCCCACCGTCGAGGACGTGCTGCGGGAGTTCGCGTATGGGCTGGGCGTTCCAGTTGCCGATAGCTACGTCGCCGCCACCGCCGCCAAGCTGCGGCTGGCAGAGGAGGACGCATGAGCAACTTCTACCTTTGTGACTACTGCGCCGCCCATCACTGGGCTACCGAGGATGGCCTGTTCGTCTGCGAGAGCCGACCGTCCCAGCTTGAGAAGGTCGTGATGCTAGACCACAACGGCAGGGGCAGCATCCGCTACCGCAATCCAGAGGATGTGTGCAGGGACTACAAGCCAAGGGAGGACGCATGATTCCGTTCATCTGCGGATTCGTAATTTGTGGCATGTTCGGTGTGACCGTGACGTGCCTGATGGTTGCTGGAGGTTAGGTATGGGCATCAAGAAGGCCGAGGTTCCGAACGTTGACTACAAGCACGCCAACAGGAACCTCAATGACATTCGGGAGTTCATCGAGTCCGGCTGGGACAGTGCCGAGGTCGATCTGGATGGGCGCAAGGCAGTCAACGTTGACGTGTCGCTGAGGGTTGCCATGAGGCGCAACGGCATCGAGGGCGTCAGGGTCATGAAGCGCGGCGAGCACGTGTACCTCAAGAGGGTGAGCGCATGAGCGAGCTACTGCCCTGTCCGTTCTGCGGCAAGAGCGTTGCCGTGGTAATTGACGACTACGGCGAGTGCCTAGAGCGTTGGGGAGACGAGTTCGATGAGTCTGGCCTAGAGGCAACCGACTACAAGGCCGTCGTGTGCAGCTTCTCGGATGGCGGGTGTGGCGCGTCAGGCGGCTGGCGAAAGACCGAGGAAGAGGCCGTGGAGGCATGGAATCGGAGGGCCCATGACTGATGACGAGCTTGCAACCCTAAAGGAGCTTTACGCTGGCTCGATGCCATTGGCAGAGATCGCAAGGCATATGGGCTACAGCAAGGCGACCATCCAGTGCTTCATCACGGAGCACCGAGACATGTTCCCACACCGAAAGAAGCGCGTGCCACCGAGGGTGCGGGAGATGTGGGTGGCGAGGATCAAGGCCGGAAGGGTAACCCAGCGACAGGCGGCTAAGGCGTTGGGCGTAAGCCCAGTGACTATCGCTAGGTGGGTGAAGTCATGGAGCTGAGAATCATAGACAAGGTGAAGGACTGCCCTCCGTGCCCGTACCTTGAGCTTCGGTTCGACTACGAAACAGGCATGTCTATAGGCAGGGAGTGGGAGAAGCAGACATGGGTTGCCCGTTGCATCCATGAGAGGGCATGCGGTCGCAAAGGGGGTAAGAACGATGGGTGACGAGAACTTCACCCCCGCAACTGGGGGCTTTCTTCTCAGGGCATCGGATGATGGGGGCTGGGAGAACCTTGGCTACATCGGCGAGGTTGGAATCACCATCACTGACAGCGACGATATTGATGTTTGGCAGGGCAGGCTGGCCGAGCTGAACCAGACCGTCAGCATTGCGGTCAAGCCCCAATGGTGGTCTTTGAACAGGCTCTACAAGCTCGTCACTGGCCGCTACATGTACACCGTGCCGAGGCTCAGGCGTTGGAACAAGGGGCATGGGAGGGGCTGTAATGCTGGTCGCAATCGACATCCCCGACATTGATGAGCTGCCAACCTCGTGTAGAGAGTGTCCGCTTGCCATCTGGGGAGAGTGGCATGACCACTGCGCGGTCACTGACAAGAGCGTGACAGAGCACATCATCGATGAGACGAAGCCGGATTGGTGCTCGATGCACGACGTTGGAATGATAGGGGAGAGTTAGTGGAAGACGTAAAGGTAGAAATTCTCAGGCATCCCACCGATGAGGACTGGGAGCGTTGCAAGATGCTCGCCATGAGCACCATCGGCAGGGAGTGGTCTGGCACCGTAAGCAACACGTGGAAGCACAAGATTCTCAAGTCGGGGCACAGCCCGATTCGAACGCTGATGTTCACGATAAGGATGGAGATACCCTACTGGGTCTCAGTCCACTTCTGCCGCCACAAGTACGGCGTGGAGCACTACGTCACCTCACAGAGGAACGACCGTCAGGACTCCTACGACCGCAACAATGCACCGCAGGATGCCATGGTCACCCACGTGATGGACGTGAACGCGCAGGAGCTCATCCAGATTGCCCGCATGCGCCTCTGCGGTCAGGCGTCGGAGGAGACTAGGAGGGCCATGTACGAGGTGTGCAAGGCCGTCTTGAGGGAGAACCCAGAGTTCAGGCCGTTCTTGGTGCCGAAGTGCAGGGTTGGGGAGCTTGGGTTCTACTGCAACGAGTTCCGTCCGTGCGGGAACCCTGGCAAGTACATCCCGTAAGCCTATGCGTAGGCATAACTGTAGGTGGGGCCATCCGAGATGGTGGCCCTCTCTGATTGGAGGAACATGCAAATCAACGTACAGCTTGACGAGGGCGCTTATCTCCCAGAGCGTGCGCACCCGACAGATGCGGGGGCAGACCTCCGCACGCCGATAGACCTCATGCTCTACGGCCACAGCTCGTTCAGCGTTGACACTGGCGTGCACATCGAGCTTCCGCACGGGTACTACGCCCGCGTCGCATCAAAGAGCGGCCTCAACGTCAAGCACGACATCATCAGCGAGGGGGTCATTGACGAGGGCTATTCGGGCTCAATCGTCGTGCGACTGCACAACCTCAGCAAGAACCCGCACCATTTCGCAAAGGGAGACAAGATCAGCCAGCTCATCATCGAGCCCGTCGAGTACGCATCCTTCTGGCAGGTCGAGAGCGTCGAGGGCGGCGAGCGTGGCGCAAACGGGTTCGGCTCAAGCGGAATCTAAGCAATGCCGCGACCGAACGCATCGAAGCGCAAGAGGCACGCATGGAAGATGGCCCGAAAGGAGCGGATGGAGCGCATGGAGGCCGTGTCGGGCAAGATGCCGTTCGGCACCAGACGCATGTGCTACCGCAAGCGCAGGTTCCACTCCGAGCTCGACGCAAGGCTCAAGGCCATGGAGATAGAGCAGCGCAGGAGCGTGCGCCTCGGCGTATACAAATGCCCGCTGTGCAAGGGTTGGCACCTCACGTCGAAGTATGAGCAAAACCTGTAGCAATGAGGGCGAATGTCAGGTGTTTGCGCAGGTACGCATATGCGCATGTGATAATGAGCCATGCACATCCGACGTTTGGGAGCCTATGGGTTGGAGAGAGTTCCTAGAGCTTGCGCGAGAGTCAGTGGGCCGCATAGAGGCCCTGACCTTCCAGATAGAGAGCGGCGGGGACGACCGCAAGGCGTCGGGCGTCTCCGTGAGCGGAGGGGGAACGTCCAACCCGACAGAGTCCGAGGCTCTCAGGCGCATGCTCCTCATGCCGAGGCTAGAGGAGCGCAGGGACTTCCACATAGACCGCGTGGGCAAGGCACTGGCGGCTATACAGTCCGTGAGGGACGGCCTCGGAGACACCGAGGGCGAGATACTTGAGATGTTCTACATCGACGGGTTCCTGTCTGGGGAGATCGCTGGCGAGCTTGACCTCACCGTTGACGGCGTATTCTACCGCAAGCGCAAGGCGCTCAAGTGGATGGACGAGAACCTGCCGATGCCAGAGTAAATCAGGAGAGACAATTGAATAGAGAACAGGTCGTGTGCTCCGACTGCTTGGAGCACATGCGAACCATGCCTGACAACAGCGTGGACGCCATTGTTACCGACCCGCCCTATGGCCTTGCGTTTATGGGTGCGAAGTGGGACAGCTTCAATGGCGGCAGTGGAAATCAGACGATCAGCGAGCGTCAGGCTGAGGGCAAGCGCTATGCGGACGAGAACAAGGGCGCTCCGCGCTACGCCAACAGCCACGGCAAGAAGGTCACGCAGGGGGAGATGGTCGCGTTCCAAGCTGCCATGACCCCCATCTTCGAGGAGGCTCTGCGCGTCGCGAAACCAGGGGCGCACCTGCTCTGCTTCGGTGGCACGAGGACGTTTCACCGCATGGCTTGTGCCATCGAGGACGCGGGCTGGGAGATACGCGACTGCATCATGTGGGTGTACGGATGTTTGGATGAAGATACAGAAGTCCTGGTAGACGGCGAGTTTGTGCGGTATAATAAAGCCAAGAAAGGTAGTCTCGCATTAGGATACGACATTGAACGAGGAACTTTCTCTTGGCAACGGATTGAGGATACGTACCTGTACGACTACGACGATACCGCCTACGCAATTCAATCAGATTCTACAGACCAGCTCGTGTCCCGAAACCATCGCTGCATCGTTGAACGAGGCGGAGTGGAGCAATTCGCTTTCGCAGAACAAGTTGCACAGGAACGCGAAGCGAGCGTACCCGTATTGGAAGGTCTGCACGGTCTGCTCGACCGTCTACCCCTGCCTGACGAGAGAGCAGGCGACGCGAAGCAAGACGTGCTCGAAGGAATGCTCTGCGGAGATTCAGCGGACGCGCCCGAGGAAGCACAAGGTTCACGATCCGAACAAAACCTGCCCAGTGTGCGGAAAGAGGTTCTATGTGCCTCCCGCATGGCAGAGGAAAGCAAAGACGAACTATTGCTCGGCGAGTTGCAGGAGCAAGGCGGAGTGCGCTCCGAGATTGCAGGCGCACAACAGGGAGAACCCAACGCCAATGTCCGAGGAACGGAAGCAGGTGCTCAGGGAGCAAATGACTGGCCCGCAGAACCCTGCATGGAAGGGCGGCGTGACGTATCGCAAGCGCCACGGGAACTACGTGAGCGTGAGGTACGTTCGATGCCCCAAGGAGTTCGAGTCGATGGCTCGCAAGGACGGGTACGTGATGGAGCATCGGCTTGTTGTGGCGAAGGCGATAGGCAGGCCGCTCGCTCGGGCAGAGGCCGTGCATCACATCAACCACGATCCGCTGGACAACAGACCCGAGAACCTGATGCTGTTCCCGACGAACAAGGCGCACAAACTCTACGAAGCGTATGGGGAGCCAAAACCACTCTGGCAAGGGTGACGCCCGTACACTACGAGGGCAAGATGTGGTGCATCAAGGTAGCCACGGGTGCTTTCGTGGCGCGTAGGCACGGCAAGATATTCATTACGGGCAACTCGGGCTTCCCGAAAAGCATGGACGTGGCGAAGGCAATCGACAAGCACCTCGGAGCGAAGCGCGAGGTCGTCGGCAAGCGGCCAGACCATGTCATATCGAAGAAGTGGCGCGAGGCGGAAGGCCGCTCGGACCTACCGACTTCGATGCTCGACATAACCGCTCCTGCGACAGACGAGGCTAAGCAGTGGGACGGCTGGGGAACGTGCCTCAAACCCGCATGGGAGCCTATCATCGTGGCCCGTAAGCCCTTGGACGGCACCGTTGCGAACAATGTCCTGAAATGGGGCGTCGGTGCCATGAACATCGACGCCTGTAGGGTACCGACCGACGACAAGCTCGGCGGAGGCATGCGTGCTGGCGGAGCCGAGGGCGTCTGGGACAGACCATTCATGCACGACGAGCAGGCTCAGGCGGCTTTCGTTGAGCGCAAGAAGGCCAACGTCGCAAAGAGCGAGAGCCTCGGGCGCTTCCCCGCGAACCTAGTCCACGACGGCTCGCAGATGGTGCTCGACCTGTTCCCGCAGAGCAAGGGGCAGCTCGCCGACAGGAAGGCGCAGGCGAAAAGCTCGGTGAACTGCTACGGTGACTACGGCACCGACTCCGAGTTCAAGAAGCGCGGCGACTCCGGCAGCGCAGCCCGCTTCTTCTACTGCGCCAAGGCGAGCAAGAAGGATAGGAATTACGGCTGTGAAAGGCTTCTGACATGGGCGGAACGCGACCAAGAACTGACCCAACTACTCGAACAGGCATCAAGCCTACTCGCAAGGGACATATCAGAGTCTATGATGCTGAATCTGGTAGAGCAAGGATGCAGCACATCATTGTTTGGGAACGAGAGCACGGTCCTATCCCAAGAGGAATGCAGATTCATCACATCAACGGTAATCCCGCTGATAACCGCATCGAAAACCTGCAGCTCGTCACCCCGCTCGAACACAAGCGAATCCATTCTGGATGCTATCAGGACGAGCGAGGAGTCTGGTATAAGCCTTGCCCGACTTGCGGACAAGTCAAGCCAATCGAGACAGGATTCTACAAGCGGCGGGACGGATACTGCTACCAGTGCCGTGAGTGCGCTATTCGGCGTTCTATCAGAGATAAGAGGGCGCGCAAGGGTCGGTAATTTTCACTGTACCGTCAAGCCAACCGAGCTGATGAAATGGCTAGTCAAGCTCGTCACCCCAGAGGGGGGAGTGGTGCTTGACCCGTTCGCTGGCAGCGGCACAACTCTCGTCGCATGCAAGATGCTCGGCAGGGATTGCATCGGCATAGAGCGCGAGCCAGAGTACGTAGAGATAATCAAGCGTAGGTTGGAGACGACATGAAGCCACGGGATGCCGTGGTGAAAATCCACCACAAGAGGAAATACCCATACGCCATGTCCTGCGACGGCAACACGCCCATATACGAGACCGTCGAGGAAATCGAGCTGGTCAACGCAAGGGTGTGGCCCGTGTCCATGGGGCCAGACGAAATGCTCGTGGAGTACGAGGACGGAATGCTGGGAGCCGTAAAGCTAAAAGACATACGCTTGGGAAATCGCGCGTGACGGAAATGCCCCGACTCTCCATCGTGAGGGTCGGGGCTTTTTTTGTCTGGAAAATGAAATCGTCGGCGAGGAAATCACGCAGACGAAATCACTCATGAATGAAATCGCGCCATGAAAATGCCTATGAAATCAAAATCGCCAAAGCATAGGCACCAATGGAAATCGAAATTGCCGCAGTGGAAATCAAAATCAAAATCATTGCCATGCAGAACAAATCTAAATCGAAATCGCGCATTGGTGGAAGCAAATAAAAAATCGCCCCCGCGTCGGCAGGGGCGAAATCAAATCACATCTGCAAGTCGGGGTCAGACCTGCGGTAGAAGCTGCTGGTCGCCTCGCGCTGGGCATCCTCCGCGTCTGGGTCCTCCCATCGGAAGGTGACATCGTACCCTAGCTGCGTGAGCGACTCCGCCACGGCCCTAGACACGGCGTTGGACGTGCCAACCTGCATGTCGCTCTTGCCGCGCATGCCGTTGCGGTGCCAAGGGATCACGATGGGCTCGCCCTCAACGCGACGGTCTACGGCATCCTGCAGGGACTTGCTCACGAGCTTGCAGTGACGCTCGTACTGGCGATCGATGAACCTCCATGCCTCCGGCGACGGCGGGAAGTAGTTCGGGTTCTCCCAACGCTTCACGGTGTTCACCGCAACGTCCAGCTCGCCAGCCACGTCGTAGAGGGATATGCCGCACATCTCACGCTTCGCGCGGAACTCCGCGACGCTCCTGTCCGCGTATGGTGCGTAGTCGATCCACCTTGCCATCTCTGTCTCCAATCCGCCGCTCCTGCGGCCATCGATTCTGGGCTAGTGCCCCGTTGGCGAAAGCATAGCACGTATCCGATGGATACGCAACGACATTCTGGGTCTTCGCGCGCGCATCATGACGGGATTCGGAGGCCGCTGGAAAAACGGCGAGATTCAGAACGGCTCGTGCGCGCATCATGACCGAATCCTTGGGCCGCTGAAAAAACGAGGCAGAGAGACTTCTCAGAACAGCTTGCGCGCGCATCATGACGAATTTTTCGGCTCGCTCAAGAAACGGCACAAGGAAAATTTGAGAACAGCTTGCGTGCGCATCATGACGGAATTTCCGAGCCGCTAAAAAAACTTTTATAGAACAGCTTGTGCGCGCATCATGACGGTTTTTCGGACTCGCTAAAAAAACGGCCCTATGGGGAGAATCCGCTGGTTAAGCGTTTAATGTTAACCGATTAACTAGGCCTCCTGGGGCTGCGGCTGGCCTCCGAGGGCCTCCGAGGCGGGGCGGCTGCCTGGGATTGTCGGCGGTGCGAGGCGTGCGCGGGGCGGTCTCTGTGACTCTGTGAGGGCTGTTTTCGGGGCGATATGGGCGGGCGTGGGCGTTTGGTCTGTATCGCGTTTTCGGCGGTAAATTCGGCCTCCTGTGGCCTCGTTTGCGTCGCGGGTCGGGCAGGCTGCAAGGGGTCCAAGCGGCTGCACGTTCTCGAGCTCGCGCACGTTCTCGAGCTCGCCAGGGTCGGGCGGGGCGGCTGCATGTGACTCGATGGGATCGGCCGGACTTCGAGCAAAAAAGAAGGGCCCCACTTGCGCGGGGCCCAAACTGGCAAAGATGTAACTGGTTTACTCTCGCGTGCCATACCAAAAGGCGGCGACAATCAATGAAAGAATCCAAAGAAACGGGGACAAAAGGAAAAGAAGAAAAAAGAAGACGGCCATAGTTACGCCTCCTGTCGTGCCATACGGGCGCAATAATGAAACTCGTCATTATCGAGCGTCCGGCCATTGATGCTTACAATCTCGCTCACGATGTCGCCCCACTGGCGGGCGTCTGCTATGGCGTGACGTACTGCCCACAAAAGGCGGGCGTACTTCTCGCGGGGCTGGGGGTCGTCGGTAAAAACGCTTGCATGGCTCGCGCGGCCTGCGTAGATGATCTTAGTCATGGCGTGGGCTCCTCTCTAGGCTGTGGTGTGCTCGCGTCCCCAACTGGCGCCGCTGGTATCAGTGATGGCGTAATAGTGAGTTCCGCTCGGTGTCGTGATGGTGCAATAGGCGCCTGGGCTTAGGCGTGTGGCAACCTCTAGTAATGCGTGCTCTAGGTTGCGGGGCTCGTCGGTCACGGTGCCGCACAACTCCACATAACGATATTTCGCAAGGTCGTCGCGGTCGCGCATGCGGGCCACAATCGAAAAACCATTGACGGGGCGCGCGGCCTTCTCGACTTCCGCGCGGTTGCTGACTGCGTCGCAAACGTAGTGCATGCGATCCAGGGTGATGTCTTGCCCAAAATAGCGATACTGGCGGCTGCTGGTGGGCTTATTGCTGTTGCGTGCCATAATCTAGGCTCCTTCCTGCGGCTCTTGCCGCTCCTTGTGCGTGCTACCTATTAGCGCGCTATGTCGGAGGCTAGGCGGTTCTAGCCTCCTCGATAGCGGGTTAGCGGGTGGCTAGTATGGCGTCGATGCGCTCGCGGGCTGCTGGTGCAAACTGTGACGGGCTATCATTGATTGCGCTGCGCACGGTGCGCAATAGGTCCATATCAAGGCGTGCGAGGTCGTCAACGTCCTGCGCGGGCGGGATCGTGGCGGGGTGCTGCCTGTAGTAGTCGAGCGTGTAGGCGTCGCGGCCTGGGGTGCCGTAGGGGTAAACGGTGCCGGTGCCGGGCTCGTATATGTATCGGTCACCAAACTGGTCAACCATTGCGAGGGCGCGCGCCTGCTTCGCGGTGATGGCTTCGCAGATGGGGCGGGGGTTCATCTGGTAGTCGTAGCGCTCTCCATACTTGAGGAAAAACGCGCGGGCGCTCTTGCTGTCGAAACGGTAGACGGTGATGCGCTCGGGCATTCCGTAGGCTGCTTGTTCGGTGCGGGTGGCATAGTACTTCATTGCTGTGTTCTCCTTCTCTGCCGCTCCTGCGGCGTCTCCTGGCTGGTGCTAGACGGTGAAAAGGTCGTAAGCGGGGCGGGCGGTCTGGACGGGGTAGCCGTGGGCGGTGGCCTGTTCTGCACACCAAGCGCGGGCGCTTTCGCGGCTGTCAAACGTGTGACGGGTCTGGTTGATGAGGCAAACGGCGTCAAACGTTGTCGGTTTCCAGATTTCGCCGACTGTGGCGACATAGGCAAACGTGCGACCTGGCTGCATCTGGTAGATGCAAGCGCCGAAACCTGGAGCGGCGGTCCACTGCTCGCCTGTGCTCGTGGTGCCATGCTCGCCGCTCGTGTAGGTGATGCTCTCGGCGGTCTCGCGGTAGTGCTGGCGGATGTCGCGGGCCTGCTCCATTACTGTCTTGCTCATGGGTAACGCTCCTTTCTGCGGCTGGTTGCCGCGTTTGCAGTGCCTACCAGCTAACGCGCGGGGCGCTGGGCCTCGTGCGCTAGCGGGTGGCGCTATGCCTTAGCTGCTGCGAGACACTCGGCGATATAATCGGCCTCGCTCATGCTTTCAATACGCGCGGCCTCTGCTGCAAACTCCGTTACGGTCTTCCATGCTTGCGCCATGCGCTCCTGCGCCTGCGGGGTGTTGATCGTCTCGTATCGCAGATTGTCGTAATAGTCTTTCGCTAGCTGCTCGATGGCGTCTTTTGCTGCATACTGGTTGAACGGGTGGCGGTAAATCTTCGTGAATGGGGCAGGGAAGTCCTTCACGGTGTAATAGCGCTCCGTATAGCCTGCCCACTTGCGCGCATGGTCTGCGGTGCTCTCGATGGTCACGGCCTCGGCGGGTATGTAAAGGATATAGCTGCATTCCCAACTATGCGAGGTCCTGACAAAGTGCGCGCGGGTCTCGCTGGGGTCGTGCTCCTTGCGGCTGTTCCAGACGATAGGCAAAGATATGACAAAACTGCTGTATGCCTTCATCTTGCGCGACAACTCGTATTCGCTGAGGTGCGCAACGGGTCCACCATAGATTACGATGTCGTAAAGCGTGTAAAATTTCGTCTGGGCCTCGTTGATGGCGGTGACGTGATAGTTTCGATAATCAAACGTCACGGGTTGGGGTTTCGGGGTCTTCATGGCTGGTGTTCCTTCCTGCTGCTGGTCGCTGCTTCTGTGGGCCCTATTTGCGCGGGGCCCTCCGCGCCGTGGCCGTTACGCCTCGATGCTTACAAGCTGCAAGGTGTTGCGGTCGTAGTAGTAAACGGCCAAATGGCGCGGGCCCTCGGGATAGTCGCTCTGCATGCTCTCTACCTTGTAGCAGTCGCGTACATTGCCGCTGTGGTCGGTGATGAGGTAAAACACGCTCACGTCAATGTCGCGCATGGTCTGCCGATGGTAGCGCATGGATTCACGGCTAAAGAAACAATCTTCCGGCCTGCGCTCCTTCATGATGCGCTTAAACTCGCTGGTCGGGATGCGGTGCGGGGTGGTCTCGCGGTTGTAAAGGCGTTCAAACGCCTGTGCAAACATATGGCGATAACGCTTGTATACGTCATCATTGCTGTAGCGCGCGGCCTCCTCGGGGGTCTCGTCCATCCATGCGGCTACGGCCTTACGCTGTGCGTAGTAGTCACAATCGAAACAACCTGCAGACACTGCGAGGTATGCGACCCAGTAGGGCGTATCTGCCGTGATGAAACCATACCTTCCGGCGTCGCGGTACTTCTTTGCGAGGCCGATACCGTGAACGGGATAGCCGCTTTCGGTCTGGTCGGACTGGTAACGCATTTCGTCGCGCATGATCCTAAAAGCCCACGATACGGGGCGCATGGTGTCGGGGTCGTCGTAGTTGTCGCGGCGGTTGTCGAGCTCTTCGAGCACGTAGGCCTCAACGGCTCGCCTGGTCTCTTTGCTGTTGCTCTTGCGCATGTCTTGCGCTCCTCTCTGCGGCTGCTGCCGCTTGTCCTTGGGGGCTACTGCTCCCTAGGGATATAGTATCACGTGCCTAACGGGTACGCAATAGAAACGGGCGGATTACTTCCCAACTTTGCCGGTATACTCCTGCGTTCCGTCCTCGTAGTCACGCCACCACGGGCGGCTAAAATGGCGGTCGCCGTCCGACCAACTGCGCCAGACTACGGCGGCGGGACTAAACGCGCCGGGGAACATTTCGCGCGCCTGCTTGCTGGAAACGGCTGTCATTATGGTTTTGTTGCCGTATAGCGGGCCTTCCTGCTCGGTCTGGGCGTTTACTCGCTCGATGTCCTCGGCGCGCTGCTTGGCGGTGTCGTAGCGGTAAAGGGTCGCGCGGTTGATCGCCTTGGGGTTAAAGATGTTGGCGGGGTGAAATACTGCATAGTAATGGCGTTTCATGGTCTTTGCTCCTTTCTTGAGAGTGTCCAGCGGGACGGGCGCGCGGGCTGGTGGCTCGCGTGCCCTACTCGGCGGGCGCTCTGCTAGACGCTTGCAAACGGGATGATGGAAACGGGCTCGCGGTTGCTCCTCCATGCGTTGCGACTGCCATAAATGACTAGTGCGGCGGCGGGGTCTCCCATGCGTCGAACCTGGATGAATACGCCGAAACACTCGCGCATTTCATCGTCGATTGCCTCCATTGCTGCTAGGCTCGCGTTGCTGTGGTCGTGATCGTGAAAGTAACGCTTGTAAGCCTTCGCGGCCTTCTTGGCGTAGTCCCCAAAAGTCATGTTCTTGACTTCCTTCCTGTGGCTGTTGCCGCTTCGCTGCTGGCGGCTATGCGCGGCGCTCGTACTCCTGCATGAATGCGCGCGGGGTGGTCTTGAAGATGGTAAAAACGACAAATGCAAGATCGTTCATGCTTACCGCGTTAGCGCTGGCTCCGTAGTGGTTCCACTTGATATAGCCGCCATGGATGCCGATGTTTTCCCAAAAAAACGGATACGACACGTTGTTGACCTGGTGCCCATATACGGCGCCGTTCTTGAGGTCCTCGAGGAGCTCGCGCAATGCGTCTGGGTCGCTCTCGTGGGCTGCAACAACTTTCCGCATAAGCTCGACGGCGTCGTAATGCACCGGCGCGGGCTTCTCGCCTCCTTCCTCCTGTGCGAGGAATACGAGGCGGGCGGACTTTGCCATATACGGCGGCGTGGGCTCTCCGATGGCCTCGGCGTATGCTTTGATGAGATTTTCGGCGGTCTTCATGTCTGGGGCTCCTTGCCTCTTCGATGGGTGCGGCCACTTTTGCGCGGGCCGCTTGCGCTGGTTGCCTAGATGGCGGCGTACTCGTAAAGCTCGTGACGCTCGGCGATGGCTGCGAGGTCCTCACCAAAAGCGGACCAAACTCGCGCGCCGTCTGCTGTGTAGCGGGTGGCCTCGGCCTCGATGGCTTCGACGTCGTAGGCGTTGGGGTCTCCGAGGTATGCGAGGAGCTCATGACGCTGATAAATGGGGGCGGCTGCTGCTTCTGCGCGGGCTCGGTCTGCGATGGCCTCGACCATTTGCGCAACGGTTGCGCGGTCGTCGTCGGTGACTTGGTAGGGGAGGAGGTAGCCAAACGCCTCCGCTGCGATCTTCCGCGCTGCGCGGGTCTCGGGGTCGTCCTTGGCGGGGCGCTCGCCGATGGCCTCGGCGTATGCGTCCATAAATGCGTAAAACGCGCGGTTGGCTGCTTCGCTGCGGGCCTTCTTGGTTTCGTAGGTGCTCATGTTCTCGACTCCTTCCGTTGGCTTTCGCCTCGTGTGGCTGCGACTGGTTGCCGCTTGTGTCCAATATATAAGTGCCCATTGGTAACGTCAAGTCCTTTTTTCGGTATGGCGTCGTGGTTCTTCCGTGGGTGGCGTGGCTAGGCTTCTGTCTTCGGTGCTCGGCCTGCTGGGGCTCGGCGTCTGCTAGGCGTCGGGCCTCTTTCCATGTCTAGGCTTCTGCAGGGCTCTCACGCTTCGCGGCTGGGCCTCGCGTCTGTCTGTCTAGGCTCCTCGGTTGCGTGGCTTCTGTGGCCTCTGGTAGGCGTCTGCGCTGGTCTCCTCCTGCTTCGGCTGGTCTCCTGGTTGGCTGCTTCTGTGGCGTCTGCTGGTCTCCTGGTTGTTCTCCTGGTTGCAAGGTGCGCGGCGTGATGGATCGGGGCGGGCTGGATAGTCTCTCATTCGAGCGGGGCGGGCGGTCTGCTGACTACGTTCCCGCTTCTTTAGCTTCTGTTGGCTGGTTGCTCTCCGCTTCTGTACTTGCTGCTGTCGCTGCCTCGCCTCGGTAGGTCTTCGAGGCGGGCGGGCTGATTCTCTTCTGTGCTTCGAGCTCGCTACCCTTCGAGCGGGGCGGGCTGGTCTTCGCTTGCTTCTTGTGGTGGCTTCGGTCGCGTCGCTATGATCGGCGATTCATTCAAGCTCGCCTCGATGTGTTGGGCGGTCTTCGCTTCGCTGCAGTCTGCTCACGGGCTCCGGCTGCTGGGCTCTCCTGTCTCCGTCTCCTGTCGTTTGCGTGGCTGCTCTCCTGTCCTTGTCTGCCTGTCCTTGTCTGCCTGTCCTCCTCGCCTCGACTGCGCGCGCCTCGCCTCCTCGCCTCCTCCGCTCGCCTCGGCTGGCTGGCTCGGCTGGCGTTAGCCTTGCCTTACTCTCGACTGTTAGGCGGGGGTAACTCCCCGAGGTTAAGCGATTAACGTTAAACGGTTAACGAAGGCTCCCCCCGGCCCTCGCGGAGCCGCAAGCGGCTGGGGAACGGCGGGGGGCAGATAGGAGTTTGCGTGAGACCACCCCTAAAAGCACTTTAGCGTGCTAAAGTGGAGGGGATTTCAATACCACTTTTCCGCAGTGTTGAGGGGGTTCGTGGGCAGCTATCACGCACCGCAGCCATGGCAGCGCAGGTTCTACAGGTCAAAGGGCTGGCAGGAGTGCCGCAGGGTGGTCTGGGAGCGTCAGAACGGCCTCTGTGCCGACTGCATGAGCCGTGGGGAGTTCACGCCCATAGACGAGGTGCATCACCTCACACCATTGACCGAGCTGAACGTCGGGAACCCCAAGATTAGCCTCGACCCAGACAACTGCGTGGGTCTGTGCCGCAACTGCCACAACAGGCGGCACGAGAAGGGCTTCAAGACCGAGCCAACTAGGGTCTGGTTCGATGAGCAGGGCAGGCCCATGAGGAAGGGAGTCGAATGGTAGGTGAGCTCGTTCTCATGCCGGAGGCGAGGCCAGCAATCGCAACGGTGAAGACGCCCGTGTTCGATGAGGGTGGGTACGTCACGCACTACGAGATGAGGGAGCTCGTCTGTGCCGTGCATACCGTCCAGACGGGCAAGGGCGGCTGGGTGTGCGAGTTGGAGGACGGCACGGTTTCCATCGTGCCCTTCGAGAAGGTGAGGTTTGTCGATGGCGAAGAGTGAGACCTACAAGAAGGAGGTCATACGCGAGTCCGAGGCCTATCAGGCCATGGTGAGGACTGGCCGCTATGACCTCGCAGACCCAACCATCGAGTCAACCATCTGCCAGTACGCATGGCTCGATGACAAGATCGAGGAGTGCCGCCGCATCCTAGACACCGAGGGCCTTATGGTCGATGGGCTGCACGGCAAGATTCAGAACCCCGCGCAGGGCTCCATCAAGGCGTACATGGGCATGCAGGGCGAGGCGTTGCGCCAGTTGAAGCAGCTCAGCACCACGGCCCCAGAGAAGGGCGACGACCTCGATGACTTCCTCAAGGGGGCATAACATGAGGTACTTCGGCAACGTCCTGTACCTCTGTGACGGCAAGGCGTGCGACAACCCCACCCACTGCCACCACAACGGCACGGGGGAGTGCCGACACACGCTGCAGTGGCAGCACGCGCTGCATCCCGACATCGACCTCAAGGACTTCGTCTCAAGGCCTAGCAGGATGGAGGGCAAGGTAGACCTCTGGGAGCCCTATGACTAGCGCGTACCACGAGTACATAGCGGACGTTCTCGCGGGGGCGTTCGTCACCTCTGGCAAGATTAAGAAGCTGTGCGCCAAGCTCAAGGCCCGTGGTGACACCTACAAGCGTTGGCACTACGAGCAGGCTAGGGCAGACCACGCCATCAGCTTCATTGAGGCGTTCTGCTGCCAGACCGCAGGCGAGATTGGCAAGAAGCTGCGTCTGCAGCCGTTCCAGAAGTTCCTCGTCTCTGCCGTCTTTGGTTGGATTGACGATGATGGGTACCGCGAGTTCCAAGAGGTATTGGTGGTGATCGGCCGCAAGGCCGGAAAACTACCCTCTGTGCGGCCATCATGCAGTACTTGATGGTCGCAGACGGCGAGTACGGCCCCCAGATTTACACCATGGCATGCACGGACTCACAGGCCGCTCTGTGCTTTGGCGGCGCGAAGAAGATGATGCGCCAGTCACCAGCTCTGGGAAGGCGAGAGCGCATGGGCCTCGTGCCAGAGCGTAGGCGGCAGGGCATCCTGCACGAGGCGAACGACGGCTACATAACCACGCTCACCATGAACACGGAGCTCGACGGCCTCGACGTTCACGGCGCGGTGTGCGACGAGATTGCGGCTTGGAAGTCCGATGGCCCGTACAACGACGTAAAGCAAGGCATGTCTGCACGCCGACAGCCGCTCATGTTCGAGATTACGACCGCTGGCTTCGTGCGCAACTCCATCTACGACACCCAGTACGCCTACGCCTCAAGGTGGCTTGACGGGGAGATCGAGGACGACCGATTCATCCCGTTCATCTGGGAGCTCGACCGTGCGGACGACTGGATGCACGACGAGGAGTGCTGGTATAAGGCCAACCCCGGCCTTGGCACCATCAAGTCCATCGACACCCTCCGTGGGTTCGTCCAGCGTGCAATCAACGAGCCGACGTTCCGTCCCACCGTCCTCACCAAGGACTTCAACGTTCCGCAGAACAGCTCGACCGCGTGGCTCACGTGGGAGGAGTCTGGCAGCGACGAGCGTTTCGACTTCTGGGGCGCGGGGTTCCGCTACTGCATCATCGGCTTCGACTACGCGCAGTCCGTGGACTTGGCCGCTGCTCAGGTCTTGTGCATGCGCCCAGAGCGCAACGAGGATGGCACCATTAAGAGGGACACTGACGGCACCCCCATCTTCGACCCGCACATCTACGAGACGAGCATGTACTGGATGCCTGAGAGCAAGTTGGAGGCGCAGGAGAAGAAGGGCGACAAGGCCACCAAGGACCACGCCCCGTATCGCCTCTGGAAGGATCAGGGGCTTCTGAGGGTCGTGGCTGGCAACGTCGTGCCCACGTCCGTCCTAGCGGAGTTCATCAACGAGCTCAGGGACGAGCACGGCCTCTATACCTTCGCCATCGGCTACGACCCTTGGCACATCATCGGCAGCGACAGGGAGCTGCTTGAGCAGATGGTGGGCAGAGAGAGGTGCGAGGCCGTCATTCAGGGCGCGAAGACCCTCTCAGACCCCATGTACCGCATCCGTGCGGACTACCAGGAGGGCAGGTTCATAGACGATGCGCACCCCATCAACAGGTGGTGCCGCATGAACGTCATGGTCACCACGGACACGAACCTCAACATCCTGCCCGACAAGAAGGAGGGCAAGGGCGCGAACAAGATAGACGGCTTCATGGCAGAGCTCGACGCCTACATCGCGCTCCTTCGCCACGAGTCGGAGTACAAGGCCCTGCTCACGTAGTATTCACAACAATTCACACATTTTCACACGTATTGACATTTACAGACAAATGCGGTACAGTTGGTACGCTAGGATTAGTGTATGGGCCTCCGAAAGGGGGCCTTTTTTATGCCGGTCGGAGGTGGCGCACTTGGCGAACGACGGGCTCATTGCAAAGGTGCTCGGAAGGTTCCGCAGGCGGTCTACCGCAAGGGACGCCACCACGAGCTACTTCCGAACCCTCACGGAGTACAACCCAGCGTTCAGGACATGGCACGGCGGGGTCTACGAGATGGAGCTTACGAGGGCGTGCATACACGCCTTTGCCAGCTCTTGCTCCAAGGGCGAGCCGCACATCAAGGGCAACGGGAGGCCAGAGCTGGTCAAGGCCTTCGAGAGCTGGCCCAACCCGTACATGACGTGGCCGAGGTTCCTGTACAGGCTTGCCACTATCTACGAGGTGGACTGCACCGCGTTTGTCATCCCCACATACGACGAGCGCGGGTACACGAACGGCCTGTTCCCGTTGAAGCCCGACTACACGGAGCTCCTCGACGTGGACAACGAGATGTGGGTCAGGTTCACGCTGAGGACGGGCGAGCGCATGGCGTTCCCCGCGTCGGAGGTCTGCTGCATCTCCAAGTACCAGTACCTCAGCGACTACTTCGGCACGGCGAACAACCTGCAGGCCACCATGAGCCTTCTTGACAAGCAGGTTCAGGCGGAGAACAACGCCGTGGAGCTTGGCAGCAAGATCAAGTTCATCGGCAAGGTCGTGGGTCAGGTCGCGCCAGAGGACCAGAGGCGCAAGCGCGACGAGTTCTATGCAAGGAACTTCACGGACAACGACACCGTGCTCATGACCTACGACTCCACGTTTGCCGACATACAGCAGGTCAAGGCGAGCACGTACACCATCTCAACTGACGAGATGGAGCGCATCGACAAGCACGTGTTCGACTACTTCGGATGCAACGAGGCCATCCTGCAGAACAGCGCGGACGAGGCCAAGTGGGACTCCTACTACGAGGGCAAGGTCGAGACGTTCTTCCTGCACCTCTCCGAGGGCCTCACGCAGTCGTGCTTCTCTAGGCGCATGGTCACGCAGTCGGACGCCCCGAACCGCATCTGGTTCGGCTCCGACAGGCTGCAGTTCGTCTCCGCTGCCACCAAGCGAAACATCGTCCGAGACATGACCTCCTACGGAATCATGACCGTCAACGAGGGTAGGGCGATCCTAGACCTTCCCAAGCTCCCTGGCATGGACGTGTTCATGGTGCGCGGCGAGTTCTTCCAGATGGACATGAGCGGTCGCGTGGTGTTCGCGTCTGGTGGCCGCGAGGGGCTACCCACGCCAGACCCCGTGGACGACCCAGACTTCGACCTCGGCGGAGACGACCAGATTTACAACGACGCCGACGCCTATGGCGCGGTGGAAAAAGCAGACGTTTAGGAGACAGCATGCCCGCCAAACCGCACGAGAGACAATACAGGTCTCTGCTCTCTCCGCTTGCGCCCGTCTCCACGGGGGCCGAGAAGCGGTTCGAGAGCGACTACTACGTTGAGGGGTACGCTTCCACCTTCAACGACCCCTACATGCTCTACGAGTTCGACGGCGTCGAGTACTGGGAGATTATCGACCCTGACGCCTTCCGTGACTGCGACATGAGCGATGTCTTGTTCCAATTCAATCACAGCGGGCGTCCTTACGCTCGCATAAGCAATGGCACCCTCGTCGTGGAGCCACAGCTTCACGGCCTGTTCGTCGCTGCCGACCTTGGCAGCACCACGTCTTCTCGCAGCATGTACGAGGACATCGAGGCTGGCCTCATCACGCGCATGTCGTGGGGCTTCATGCCCGACTGGGACTCCATCGAGGACGTGTACGACGAGGAATCCCGCAAGTTCACTTCAACCATCCATCGGGTGAAGAAGATTTTTGATGTGGCTGGGGTGGACCACCCTGCCGACCCTAATACGGAACTGAGTGCGCGTTCCTACTTCGACGGAGCGATCAAGAGGATTGAGGCGGAGCGACTTCAAAGCGCACTTGAGGCCCAGAAGGCTGCTGAGCTTAGACGTAAGCGCATGGAGCTGAGGGCCAAGTCAATGCAACTTCGATAGCTAGGAGGATTCGGATGCTCATTTCCGAGTTCACCCCCATGGACGCGGTCTCGCTGCGCCGCATGGATGGCGAGGCCTACATGACCCGCCGCGCGGAGGTGCTTGAGCTCTCCGCCAACCTGCCCGAGGACGCAACCCTTGAGCAGATGGAGTCCCTCGACTCCGAGATGAACCTGTACAAGTCCGAGGACGAGCACCGCGCCAACATCGCGGCCCTGAACGCAGAGAAGCGTCAGCTCGTCATCGGCGGTGGCGGCAACACCGTCGAGTCCGTTGCCACCATGACCGTCAACGAGAACAAGATTGAGGAGGCACCCACCATGGATGCTCAGGCACGCTCCCTTGGCGAGCACTTTGTCAATTACGCCAAGCGCGAGGGACACGGCAAGTCCTTCCACCTCGTCGCTCCCGCCTACACCCGCGCCGCTACCGACACCCACGTGTCCCCGGCTGGCGACGAGCTCAAGGCCACCGCGACCACCTTCGACACCTCCATCGTGGAGGGCGTCCGCGAGTCCATGGGCGTTCTGAACCTGCTTGGCCGCGAGGTCATCGAGGGCAACACCCTCGTGTTCTTCACCGAGGCCGCTATGGAGGGCACCATTGCCAACTCCATCGCAGAGGGTGCCAAGAAGTCCCAGGTCCACTTCCCCGACCCGACCCCGACGACCGTGACCCTTGAGAAGATCGCGGCCTTCATCAAGGAGTCCGACGAGTTCATCGATGACTATGGCTTCCTCGCCTCCGCCATCAATGGCCGTCTGCTCTACGAGCTCAACCTCGTGCGCCAGAAGAAGGTCATCACCGACCTGCTTGGCACCTCCGGCATCCAGACCATCGGTGCCACCACAGCCGTCACCCGCGACGCCGTGGCCGTGGCCGACGAGATTGCCAACGCCATCGCCGACACCGTGACCTACTCTGGCCGTCCCGCCAACGCCATCGTCATGACCCCTGAGATTTGGAAGCTCCTGCGCATCGGCAAGAACGCCGACAAGGACTACTACGGTGGCGGCTACTTCTCCGCCCTGCACGGCAACAACATCTGGAACCTGCCCATCGTCCTCTCCAACCAGCTCACCGCCAACCACATCGTCGTCGGTGCGTTCGACACCTGCGCGTCCCTGGTCACCAAGGCCGAGGGCGTCACCGTCGAGGCCGTCAACACAAACGAGGACGACTTCGTGCGCAACCTGATGACCGTCCGTGCAGAGGTCCGCGAGAAGCTGGCCGTCCGCATCCCCGCTGGCTTCGTGGACATCACCGTGGCGGCTTAGTAATGCTGCGCACCTACAAGTGGCGCGGCGTGTTCTGGCGGTTCGAGGACGGCAAGGCACCAGAGGATGCCGTGCTGGTCGAAACCAAGAAGCCAGTCACGCCTGAGACGCCCAAGAGGCGTCGCGTCACAAAGGCAAAGCCAAAGGAATAGCAAGAGGGGGTGGCAACCATGTCCCTGTTCAATGACGTGAAGGCCGCTTTGAGAATCGGGCACAACGCGCTTGACGACCTCATCGGGAGGAACATCGTCGGGGCAATCGCCGACATGGAGAACAAGGGCGTGTCCGCAAGCTGGCTGGGCACGGACGCGATTGCCGCCCCCATCACCATCGATGACGTGGACGAGGACAAGCTGCCGAGCGCGGCGTTCGGCCCCATCGTCTCGTATGTCCTTGTGAACACCCTGCTCGACTTCGATGAGCGGGACGACTTCATGAGGATTTACGAGTCGCAGGTCTGCACGCTGCTCAACGGCCCGATGAACTCCGTGTACGAGACGGAGGGCTGATGCGCTGGGACTCCGTGATAATCCTCAGGGACGTTGTGACGAACTCCTACGTCGATGCTGACGGCAACGACGTTGAGGGCGAGCCCGTGGACACGCAAGTGTTCTGCAACGTCCGTCACATCGACATCAGCACGTGGGCAACGGCTGCTGCCGTGGGCCCAAAGCCGGAGTTGCAGGTCGAGGTTCGTTCCATCGACTACGCGGGCCAGACTCAGGCGGTGTTCGAGGGCTTGGAGTACGACCTCATGCAGTCCATGGACTACGGCGAGAACACCAAGCTCGTCTACTCCACGCACGCTAGGAATGACAATGGGTAAGCACCTGTGGGTCGAGGAGGACGAGTTCGCAGCCGCCCTCTCGGAGATTCTGGGTGACATCCTCGACGCCTCGGACGAGGCCCTCTTCGCGTGCGTGCATGACGCCGTTGAGCTTGGACGCGACGAGTGGCGAAACAACGCCAAGTCGCACAAAGCCAAGTACCACAAGGGCAATTGGGAGTACGGTCAATTCGTCACCTACCGCACGCTCCGCAAGAAGTCTGGCATCGAGGGCCACATCTACTCTAAGAAGCCGGGCCTCCCGCACCTCCTTGAGAAGGGTCACGCCAAGATCGGCGGCGGCAGCACTGCCGCATACCCGCACGTCAAGCCAGCGGCAGACTTCGCCTTCGAGTTCGTCCGCACCCACCTGCCAGAGTACATAGCGAGGGAGCTGCGATGAGCGCAAAGTCAGTCGTGTACGCCGCCCTCGCTGCCACGGGCATACCTGGCCGTCAGGACGCCTACCCCGTCAACAGGGCACCGACCCCGCCCTTCTTCGTCTATACGGTCGAATCCGATGGCGGGTTCATCGCAGACGGCATCGTTTACGCGAGCCTGCCCCGCTTCCACGTCGAGCTGTTCGAGAAGGTGTCAGACCCAAACACGGAGGCCCTCATACGAGACGCCATCCTCTCCCTTGGATGCGTCCCAGACGAGACTGGCATCTGGTCGGAGTCAGAGGTCTGCCACATCGAGCAGTATGACTTCACCTATCACAACAGAGAAGAATAGGAGGCCATCATGGCCGAACTCTCCAAGGTCCGTTTCGGACTTGCCAAGGCGTACTACGCCGTCATCAAGAACGATGGCACCTACGACACCCCCGCAGCCCTTCCTGGTGCTGTCTCCCTTGACCTCAGCCGCGAGGGCAGCGAGCCCTCTACCTTCTGGGCCGACAACATCGCCTACTACGTGACCCCCGCTGCCAACGGCGGCTACACCGGCACCCTCACCCTCGCCATCGTCCCCGACACCTTCAAGGTTGACGTTCTCGGCGAGGTCGTCGACGACAACGGCATGCAGGTCGAGGTTGCCGACGCAACGCCCAAGTCGTTCGCCCTCATGTACGAGGTCGAGGGCGACGCTGACAAGAAGCGCTACGTCTTCTTCAACTGCTCCGCCCAGCGTGCCGTCGCAAGCGCAAACACCAAGTCCGACTCCACCAACCCCGACACCCAGGACCTTGAGTTTGCCGCCATCGGCAAGGACTTCCAGAACTTCGGCGGCACTGGCACCACCAAGAACATCGTCAAGGGCTCCGCAGAGGAGGCCGCTACTGCGTTCGCCAACTGGTACACCGCAGTCCCGACCCCGACCAAGGCCTAGCCATAGTCGGTTGACACCATAGGAAGAGCAGCCCCGTCGCGCATCCTGTCACTGCGCGGCGGGGCTTCTCTCAGATACAGACAGGAGTATCTCATGCTTATCAAGTTCAAGAACGTCTCTGGCCGTAGGGTCAAGAACCCGCTCCGCTGGGGCGACGGCGACGACATCCACTACGCGGTCTGCTCGACCTATGCCTTGAAGCTCTACCAGCAGACGTTCATCGAGGACCCGTCCTCGAAGCACCACTCGCTCATCAACGACGTTATGGACACGGGCGACGGCTCCGAGTTCATGTCCTTGGTGGGCATCGACTGGGACGCAGACATGAGGGCCACGTGGGCGATGATGCGCTCTGCCGACGTTGCTGGGCTCAACGACGGGGTTGACCCGACGCCGAGCTACGACCAGATGCTCGCAGACCACGCTGCGGACATCATCGACTTCTCCGACCTTCACATGTGCGTCTCGCGCGAGATCGATGCGACCTTTCGTACCCTATCCGCCCGACTCGCTAAGGCAGCACGAGAGCAAGAGCAGTAGCGGCACGCGCCTGCCCTTCACGCAGGTGTTTCTCGCCGCCATGAGGTTCGGGTACTCGCGGCAGGACTTGGCCGTGATGCCCTATGGCGAGGTCATCTTCGACCTTGCGGCAACGAACGAGGGTTCAGACGATACCGAGTCGCACGTCGAGATGGCGACGCAGGAAGACATAAGAAGCATGCTGGGGTAGGTGGTTCACCATGGCAGAGTACGCCGGACTTGAGATTCGCATTGGCGGCAACACAACCAAGCTCAACAACGCCCTCAAGGCGTCAACCAAGAGCGCGGCTGAGCTGCAGCGCAACATCCGACAGGTCACAAAGGCAATGCAGTTCGACCCGACCGACCTGCGCAACATCGAGACGCGAATCAAGCTCACTGGCGACCGCATGGAGAGCCTGCAGTCCAAGGCTAAGCTCATGGCAACGTCCATGCAGCAGCTCGGCGACTCCGTTGTTTCCCTCGACGGCACACCTCAGACCATCAGGCAGATTGCATCAGAGACAGACAACCTAACGCTTACGGCCAAGCAGGCCGACGAGCGTTACGTCAACATGACTGACTCGCTTGCAGGAATCTACGATGCGTGGAACAAGATTACGCGCGAGGAGGGCATCGACCTAGCAAGGAAGCTCGGCATAGATTCCAAGACCGCGCGCGAAATCATGGATTCGAGCACGTCGCTCGTCAAGATGCGCTCCACCATTCAAGGCATAAACAAGGAGCGCAAGGCGGCTTTGGACGTACAGGGGTACGGTCCGGCACTCGTCACCCCAGAGCAGCTTGCGATGCTTGAGAAGCTCAAGACCATCAACTTCCACAACATGTTCAAGAACGGCCTTGAGCTCGATGACGTAATCAAGGACGTTCGAGACCTCGGCGTGGCAATCAGCGACGACGCAGTAGAGAACGTCCGCAACCTGCAGACCGAGTTCAAGAAGGCAGCGAACGAGAAGGACATCTTCGACAAGGCCCTCAAGTTCGAGGAGATTGGCAACGACATTCAGCGCGTCAACTCCGAGGCCGAGAGCCTTTCGCAGACGATGCGTTGGCTCGATGACAGCATGACGGCAACGACCAAGACCCCGTGGTTCCAAGACCTCGACAGCCAGATTCGCAAGGTCGATGCTTCGCTAGACCTCGTAGAGAAGGACTTGGAGCGCACCGAGGCCGCAATGAAGGTTGACCCCAAGAACATCCAGCTTGCCGCAAGGTACATGCAGGACTTGCAGCAGAAGGTCGAGCTGAGCGAGGAGAAGTCACAGCTTCTCAAGAACGAGCTTAGCCAGCTCGACGCAAGCGGTGCGAAGGATGCCGCCAAGAACCATCAGGACTTGGCAAAGTGGATAGAGGAGTCCGCAGAGAACGCGCGCGTTGCAAAGAAGGAGCTGTCAGACCAGAGGGCTGAGGTCAGCAACCTCGAAGACGCCATCAAGAAGACTACTCAGCACATTGCCACCGCCAAGAAGGACATGTCGCTCATCGAGACGACGGACAACGCCCAGAATTACGCCCGTGCGGTCAAGGACCTCGCCCAAGCCAACAAGGACCTGGCAAACGCGCAGACAGGGCTCGAAAAGAGCAAGACGAACCTCGCAGACGCCAAGCAGGGCTACGAGGACGCGAGGGCCAAGGTTGAGCAGTACACGCAAAGCATTGACAAGCTCAAGCAGGAGCAGCAGGAGTGCCTTGCAATTCTACAAAACATGGGAAGCTACTCCGATGATGCCTTGGAGGCTGCATATAGTAGATACCCTGAGATTGATGCTGAGATAAAGGAGCTCAACTCCAGCCTTGCGGATGCACGGAAGAGTGTGCAGGAGTTCGGCGGCACAATCATGAACTCCGAGGAGGGCATACAGACCTCCGAGCAGGCAATCGAGAAGTACAACGGCCAGATTGCCGACCTCAGCAAGACCATCGAGAAGCTCAGCAAGACCAAAGAGGTTCAGATACTACAGAACCCAAACGACGAGATTGCCAAGGAGGAAGCTGCTCTTGAGGGCCTAGAGGCAGAACTCGAACAGGCCAAGCAGAAGGAGAAGGAGCGTCAGAAGGCCTACGACGCCGCAGCAGCGGAGAACAACCTCGCCAAGGAGGCAAGGGCCTACGACGACATCGAGCAGCAGATCGAGGAAGCGCGGGTCAAGTACCTAGAGGCCACAGAGGCCATGGGCAAGAACTCCAACGCCATCCTAAACCCCTCGACCCTCAAGAGCCTCGGCATGACCCTGTCCGCAACGGTGAGCCCGCTCATCGCTGGTGTCGGCAGGAGCATGCTCGACGCGAGCCAAGACATCGACACGGCCTACCGCAACATGCGCAAGACCGTCGATGGCACGGATGACCAGTTCGAGGCACTCCGCAGGAGCGCGATGAACTTCGCATCCACGCACGTGACCAGTGCCGACCAGATTCTTGAGATCGAGGCCATCGGTGGCGAGCTCGGCATCGCAACGGAGAACCTGGAAGCCTTTGCGGAGGCCATCAGCAACATCGATGTCTCTAGTGACCTTGACACCGAGGAGGCCGCAGAGGTTCTCGGTCACCTCAGCAACATCATGCACCTCACTGCAGAGGACTACAACGGCTTCGCCGACGCTTTGGTTCGCCTTGGTAACAACGGTGCCTCCACGGAGTCCGAGATTGCCAACATCGCCGAGCGCATCGGCTCCATGGGCTCCATCGTGGGAATGTCGGCATCGGATTTGCTCGCATGGTCGAGCAGTATCGCCAGCACGGGCATGAACGCCGAGGCGGCGGGTACCGCGATTAGTAAGACAATGTCCTTCTTCGAGACTGCGGTTGCCTCCGCTGGCGGAACCATCGACACCAGCTTCGACGCCATCAACGCTGCGGTGCAGGGCGGTGGGGACGAGCTTACCATCTTCGCAAACCTCGTGGGCAAGACCGCTGACGAGTTCGCTGAGGCATGGGAGTCCGACCCCGATGCGGCCTTCGAGGAGGTCAAGGAGTCCATCAGTGAGGCCAATGACTCCCTGCAGGGCATCGCAGACGTTGCCCACATGACCGCTGACGAGTTCGCTAAGACGTGGGAATCCGACCCCACTAAGGCTATGCAGGCCTTTATCAAGGGCCTGAACGACATCGAGGCTTCTGGCGGCTCTGCCGACGCGGTGCTGCAGGGCTTTGGCATCACCTCCGTCAGGCAGAAGCAGGCCATCGAGGGCCTCATGCGAACCATCAACGGCCTTGACGACAACCTCAAGATGTCAGAGGACGCATGGAACGGCATCTCCGACCAGTGGGGTCAGGCTGGCGACGCAGCGAACGAGGCGGCGAAGAAGGCCGAAGGCTTCTCGGGCCAGATGCAGATAATGAAGAACGTCTGGCACAACATGCTCGCAGAGCTTGGCGAGGGTGCGGCCCCGTGGCTGCAGAGGTTCACTGGCATCTTTAGCTCGCTCTCTGAATGGTTCACGGGCATGAGCCAAGGCGCGAAGGAGGCAATCGTCGCCATCGGTGGCATCGCGTTCGCAACTGGCCCCGTCCTCACGCTCGTCTCCACGCTTCTCACCTCGAAGGACAACATCAAGAAATGGGCGACTGAGACCGTCACTGGCCTCAGCATCGTCCAAGACACCTACAAGTCCCTTGGCAACGAGGGTGTCAAGGCACTCACTGGCATGTCGTATGGCATGACATCCGCAAAGCTCATCGCAAAGGAGCTCGGCACCGCACTTCTCAAGGCCTTCGCAATTGGTGCCGCAATTGCAGCGGTTGTGGCACTTGGATCGGCGTTGAAGACGCTCTACGACCAGTATCAGGACCACATCGCGGCTACAAAGGGACTTACTACGGCCATACGTGGCATCGGCAATGCGGCGTCTGAGTCCGTCGAGCCGATTGACGGCATGTCAAGGACGCTCGATGAGCTCACGATGGAGTCTGGCGAGTACGAGAGTCGCCTTGCTGGCCTAGCACGAACCATCAGTGACTCAAACAGCCAGTACGGCTCTTTTGCGGGACAGATGGACTACTATGCCGAGACAATCAGGACGCTTGGCGGCAAGAGTGAGCTCACCAAGGACGAGGCATACAAGCTCGAAGCGGCGCTGCAGGGCGTGAACGATGCGTGCGGCACCACCTATACCATCGACGAGTACGGCAACATCATCGACAGCCAGACTGGCAAGATTCAGGACAACACCGATGCCCTGCTGGCGAACATTGACACGCGAAAGCAGCAGGCGGTGTTCGACTACTACGCCGACGACTACGCCAAGGCTACCGAGCAGTGGGCAAAGGCCAAGGACCGCGTCGAGGAGCTTCAGCAGAAGCAGAAGGACCTCCTGAGCGACAATGGCAAAGCCGAGTGGATTGACAGGTACATCGAGAAGACCGGCAGGGCCGACCTCGCGGAGCAGGCGTACCAAGGTGCCGTCGACCGGACGGCAACGTCCCTGCAGCAGAGCCGCACCGAGCTCGCCAAGACCGAAGGGGCCATGACCGAGCTTGAAGGCAAGATGGGCAAGGCGCAGGAGGACCTCGACAAGGCCAACAAGACGCTAGAGGACGCAGCCAAGGCCGAGGAGGAGTACAACAAGCGCACCGAGACCGTCACATCCGACGTTACGGGCAACATGAAGAAGCTCTCCGACGCCTTCACGGAGCTTGGTGGCGACGATGCTGGCTTCAACGCAATGGCCG